CGGATGCGTCGGAAACGATGGTATTAGCCGTGTCTTCCATCTCGGGCGCAACGGCCGCGCGCACCTTCTTGATGAATTCCTCAGCCTCCATCGTTTTGAAAACGACCTTGACCTGGAATCCACCGCTGGTAAGATTGATATTGTCCGTCGTGAATCCCATTACGCGACCACCAATTTCACGTCACATTCCCAATGGTGCATAGCCCCGCCGCCATCGCGCGGATACTTCACTTCGTAGACCTGCCCGTTTACCGTGACTTGGTCGTCCGCCGATATGTCCGCGCTACGGCGAAGAAACAACACGAGTTTTTCTACCGCCGTCGTGCGGTCGCCGATAAGTTCCGTTGCGGTCAACGATTGCAGTCGGCATGGCTCATTCGTGAGTACCGCTGTGCGCGTAGTCTTTTGTCGCCCGCTTGCGCCTTGGCCCGCCGTCGTCGCGCGTGTGCTGGAACATGTTTGATTTAAGAGGCTGTCAAAGCTCATGCGACCATCCGCCTGTACTTGCCGAGCAATTCATCGGTGCGGTATTCGGTCAACTTTGCGCCCGCGCGCTGATACTGATACTGCCCGATCATTTCCATTTGCATATCACCGAGCTTGCGCGTCAGGTAGGCGTCCTTCGCGCATTCGAGCACGTAGGTTTCAACTTCAAGTGGGTACTTATAGATATAAAATGCGGCCGCGTTTTGCGCCGCCGCAGTGGTGCCGTTTACGCCGCGCTCGACCGTGATGCTCGTGGTTGATACCGCAGACACATACATCTGTTCGGTGCCGATCAAAATGGTTTGGCCTGGATAAACGACGGCGCTCGCATCGGCACTTGCGGTCAGCGTGGTGCCCGTGGTCGTCGCCACGGTCCCCGTCAATCCGCTGCTTCGATACGGTGTCGCGCTTCCCCCGTCGCCGTATCCCCAAAGGCCCACGGCTTTCAGAATCTTCTCGCCGCGGCAAAAGAAATAGTCCGGGATCGATGCCGGCATAAGCGCAAGTTTCGGCCATTCGTTGTACGGCCAGAACACGTAATCGCCTTCGTCGCCCTGGGTAAACGTGGTCCCGTCGAATGTGCCATCGCCTTCACTATCGCTCGTAAGCGCGGAAAGGCTCAGGCAGTCGTCAATGAAGAGTTTGCACGTATCGACCACGTCGAAATAGCGGGTAGCGCTCATAACGAAGAAATGCCGCAGGCAGTATTGGTCTGCCTCGCGGCTCGCGCGTTCCAGCATGCGCAGTAAAATCGCGTCGCGCGTGGCGTCCGTAGACGTTTCGCCCAACTCGTTTTTGATGTCAGCGAGTGTCGCGTAAGCGTTCGGCACGCGCTACACCTCGCCGCTGCGTGCTCGTCGCGCCTTATTCCGCAGGTCGTCTATGCGCGGCTTGATCTGGTTTATATCGCGCGTGGCATCATCGAGAATGTCGGCCGCTTCTTTCTGGTATGCCGCAAGCGTGTATTCCAGATGCGCCTTCACGCGGTCCAGTGCGGCAACAGCCCTATCGAAGATGCCATCAATGTCGCTCTCGATCGTCTTGCTGAGCGCAGACACCTTTTGCAACGCCAACACTTCCGGCGCAGCCATAGGCTCTGGCGTGAAGTCTTCCACTATGGGTGCGTTGCCCGTTTCGATTTCGATGTCATTCATTTCCTGCACCTTTTTCATTAGCCGCCGATCCAGATGTACACGGTTCCCGTCTTGGTATCGCCGCCGGCTGCAACCACAACCTTGATACGCTCGCCAGCGACAACTACCGGGCGCAGTACGGCAGAACCGCCGCCCGCATATAGCGCCGCCGCGCCGGTCGTGTTGAGATGTGTGGCTTGCTGCGGGCATCGTGTGCCAGATGCGTTCACATCGTCCTCGTCCCACACAATGACGCCGGTGTTTTCTAGGCTCACGACGAAATCCACACCATCGGCAAAATCCGTCTTTGCATAGCGGATTTGCTTGATCTCGCCGTAGTCGATTACATCCGTGTAAACAGTTGCATCGCCCGAACTGTCGGTTGTGATTGAAACCGTGTGCCGTTTAACGTGCATCGGTTTAGCTCAACGCCACAGCGCCGACGTTTTCAATGATGGTTCCGTTGCCCGCGCTGTCGAAATACACAACAAGGCATTCGTTGAGCGCGTTGAGCGTTGCGACGTTGTTTGTGCCGTTGAACGTGCCCGCGGTAAGCGTCAACGTGTGCGCCGCGGTGCCTGTCGCGCTCGTGTCTTTGACAACGAATAGGCCAGGGTGATTTACCGCGCTCGCAATTGTTGCGGCAACCACGACGGATGCGTGATTGAGCTCGACGCACTGGACACCTGCCGTCACTGCGCCCGAAGCGGTCAGCGCTTGTACGCGCGCGGATACGTCCGCAGCGTTATTGATTTCCGCTGCCGTCGCCGCTATTGAGGTTCCTGCAATCTTCAATGCGCCGCCAGATTCGATGTCAAGGGTTCCCCCGGACGCGACGACCGCATCGTTGCCGCCCTGCTTGACGTAGAATCCGGTTGTGTAGCTTGCGTCTGCCATTTAGCAAACTCCTTAAAAGCCGGGGCGTGTTACCGCCCCGGCAGGTTCAATCGTTCAGTTTACGCGGTGCCTTCGGCAGGCTGTACGTGCGCCTCACCCGCAATCGTGCCGCTGGTCGTGTTGTCAACCGGGACGTTCGTCGGGTTGTAGAGAATCGCCCACACGCTTTCGAGCGTGGAAGATGTGCCGCGCGCGAAAACCGCCTTCACGTAGCGCTTTGCGGGCCGCTTGATTTCAATCCACACGTCCTCGTCGGAAGTGCCGCTCGTGGTCGAGGTTCCAACCACATCACTGTATGCGTCCGTTACGGCGTCGTCGTCGCTGTATTGCGCCTTCACCGTGTTGCCCGATGCCGCAGTACCGAAACTCGACAGGATGAATACCCCGCCGTAGCCCTGCGTGTCGATGGCGTCCGATGTAACCGCAGAGGTTGCGGCCGTCGTGTGATCCTGAATTTTCAGAATCTTCACGTTTTCAGAAAACAATCCAACCATGTTCTATCTCCCGCGAATCGCGCCGCGCGCGACCGCCTTTTCTCGTTTCTGTTCGTGCATCGTTGTTTCTAAGTGCGCTTGGTTGTCTTCGACAAGAGCGCGCGCTTCGCTATCCGGCAAATCGACTGTTTCGCCGATTCGCTGAATTCCGCCGAGGCTTGCGCGCTCCGTATCGAGAATCACGCGCATGATTACGCCTGCAACATGTGTTTGACGGGTGCGACACCTGCGTCAACCAGCACGCCGTCATAGCGCGCGAAGGCCACAAAACCTTCCTGATCAACTTCGGCATACCGCTCAACAAGACGGCGTAGGCGAATAGACCGCACTTCGCGAATCTTGTATTTGTTGAGTTGGCCGAAGACCATCGACTTGAGTCCGGTCGTCGCGGCGGGCATGTCGTTGTTGATCGTGTACGGGAAGCCCCAGATGCGATCCACTTCGCCCGACTGCGTTCCAGCCGTCCAGAGGTACTGCCCCTGTCCGTCTTTCAGCTTGCGCAGAAGCTGGAGCGTGGTGTCCTTGAACATGAACGAGCAACCCGAGGTGCGGTAGGCGACATCGACGGAGTGAATCAGATCGATTACTTCGTCCATCGTGATCGCGGTCGCGCTCGCCGTGGTTTTGCCCGCCGTGCTCATTGTGGTGATGCCGCGCGGTTTCGCTGCGCCGTCGCCTGTCGTGAAGTGCGTGTTTGTGATGCGGCCGAGGCGCTCGCCAAGCATCCCGCCGAGAATCACCGGGATATTGAAGGCCGAATCTTCCAGCAGTTCAACGGGCACCTTCACGAGTTTTGAGCTGTACTTGTGCGCGTACAGGTTCACGGCGCCAAACGTCGGGTCGGCCGCGCTGACTTCCGTGCTTTCCGCGATAATTTCGCCGGTGTTGCTCGTGTCGTTCGCGGTCGGGTATTGCAGCGTGTTGCCGCTATCGGTACGGATGATGTCCGCAACTTGGCGCATTCCGCCGAAGTGCAGCATTGCGGTTTCCAGCGAGTTCACAAAGGCATCGCCGTAGGTGAACGCGCCCGAAGTGCCGATGTGCGTGCTGAGTGCGCGGGTGTTCAGTTTGCCGACAAACGCCGCGCGGGCTTCATTCACCTGCTCGGACGTGCAAAGGTTAAAGCCGAATTCGCTGGCGTAGGGGTTGACGCCCATGCGCTGGCAGGCGTCCATTTCTTCGTCGCTGATGGTGCGCTTATCCGAGAAGTACCAACCGCGCAACGCAAGCCCGCGATCCTTTTCGGTGATCTCGCGGGTTTCGCCGCTGCCCTGCGTCGGACGGAAGTCGTCACGGCCAATCTTGCGCTTCTCGCGCCGGTCGGCTTCGTTGCGGCCTTCGATTTCCGAGGAACGGGCGCCAACCGCGGCGCGCTTTTCTTCGGATTCGAGTACCGCAAGGTTCGCGTCGTAGTCCGCGTTGCAGCGCTCGTAATTGGCTTGGTCTTCGGCGGTCCAGTCTTGGGCGGAGTCGTTTGCCTTCTCCGCGAAGCGCTTGATTTCTTTGGCGAGTTCGTCACGCTTTTCGCGCAACTCCAACAATTTGCTCATGTTCTGCTCCGGTTCGCCGGTAGGCGGAGCAAAACAAAACAGGCAGCACTCGCCACCGGCATGGGTTAAATGCCGTTGATCGAGCCGCTGCCCGTACTAGCGTTCAGTCAGTCTCGTGATGTCCTCGCGTTCCCCCGGCGACTAGCGCCGGGTTCTGCGCGTGACCATTCAACTGTTAGGTCTTCGGAACCAAATTACCACAACCCGTGGTGTCTGTCAATACATTTTGGGGGATACCGCCAAAATTAGGCGATTCCAACCAATCGCGCCCGAGCGCCAGTCACTACCGCGACCCGGCGCCGGCGTTCGTCCGTGTCCATGCGCTCAAAAAATGCCTTTGCGTCATTCAGTTCCCCGCGCATGCGAACGCCCGTGCTCGTGGATTCGTAGGCGGGGAACGTCACTGGTCCAACGTCGAACAGTTCCACCCCGCGAATCTCACGGATGCGAATGCCGTTTTCCTTCCGGGGTTGTTCGTCGGTAATCATAAACGCGAAGCTGGACCCCTGAACGTCTTTACGCTTGATGAATTGGGCTACATCGCGGTAGACGGTCGTTTCGCCAGGGTCAATTTCGTAGCGTAGCCCGCGGTTGTCGTCGAAGATGCGCAGGGTGCCGGCGCTCTTGCGCCCGAGTACCATGTTGGTATCGTGGTTAAAAAGCGCCCGAACGTCATCGCGGTTGACCGCCTGCGAGAATGCCCCCGGCATAATCCGTTCCACCATACCCGGCCAAAGCTGGTATTCGGTGTTCGGTGTGCCGTCGTAGTAAACGGCGCCGTATCCGTGAATCATGCCCGTGCCTTCGCCTTCGGCGCGTATCTCTACCGCCGCCGCGGCAAGGTTTGTGTATCGGCGTTCCATGTTGTGCTCCTACCGGCCTTCGATTAAGGCTGCAAATGTTTCGTCTGTAAACTCGCGGGGTTCCACTTCTAGTGCGATCCCAGAAATACGCGCGCACGCGCCGTCAAGATCAATCTTCCGTAAGATGCAATACGGATGGAGTGACGCGCGCACTTCGTCTCGGGCTTGCTGCTCGGCTTCTGCGGGCAACACGCCTTTGCGCACGCGCTGTTTGTCTACGCGCGTTTTGATTCGGGTGGTGGATTGAATCACCACATTCAGTAACGCATTACGCAACGCCCGCGCGTCATCTTCCTCGTCGTCATCCGCTGGTGAAGCAGGTTTCATCTGTGGCGTAACCGGCTTAGCCGGTTCGTCTTGCGGATCGCCGCCCAGGTTCCCCATGTTTAGCGGGTCGAGGTACACGGACCCAACGCCATCGGGCAGCGGTGCCATATTTTCCATCGCGCGCACTTCGTCCGGGACCACATACGGACGCCCGCCAAGCGCCGATTTATACCCGTCGATGCGGCTTTTGAAGTCGGTCCGCATAAGCGCTTGCCGGTGAAATTCCACGATAATCGTGTCGGACTTCTTTTCTTCCGGCGTGGTCAACTTCTCGCGAAATTCCGCCTCGGCCATTGCCATATGCGGGTCAATCGATTCGTCAATGAATTCCTGGTTGCTTTGTTCAAGGCTTGCAAAAGACGTGCGCGCATCATCCCCTAGCTTGTACGCCGGCAGGTTCAGGAAGTTTGCCGCCTCGCGAATGCCGAATTTGCGTTGCTCGATAAACTGCGCGTCGCGCCCGCTAACGACCCACGGCTTGGATTGCATGCCGCCCTGTAGTAGCAGCGGCTTTTCCATCTGCGCCGCGCCGGTGTGCGCCTGCCTGTACCGTTCCAAAAGCGACGTGTACTCTTTGTCGGCCAGTACCTTCGGATACTCTAAAACGACGCTGGGCTTCATGCCGTTCTTGTAGAACACGCTCGCGTGCTTTTGCTGTGCAAGTCCAAGCCCGATGCATTCGCCCGCGTGTTCAATCAGTGAAAGGCCAATCGGACCGTCGCCCCATCCGGTGAAGTGAATCACCTCTTCGGGGTATAGGCGCACATCGCGATTGCCCGCTTTCGTCATGTAGAAAAGCTGCGAGTCTTCGCGGAAAATATAGGTTTCCATCGGGTCCAGCGGCACATACTCTTGCGTTGATTTGCCTTTGTCGAGGATGTAGGCAACCGCATTGCCACGGAGGAGCGCCCGCCAGTACATGGTCAACTTCCAGCGGTAATCCGTGTATTCCTCACACGGACGATAGCGAAGGCATTGGTAGCGCGGGTCGTCGCTTGCGCGGGTCTTCTCGCTGGACGATTCCGATGCGCGTTTGTATACGTGGATCGGCGTCTTGGCGAGCGTAGTGCAAATCAGGTTCAGGCCGCGCCAAATTGGAGAGTAGGATAATGCCGACTTTGGATTTACGCGCTCGCCGCTGTGGTTGCGGCCTGCGCCAAGCGCATCATAAAGCCATTCGGCGGGATTACTAAGGGGTGTCTGGGGATTTTCCAGACTGCGAAACGCCGCCAGCAGTATGCTCATGCGCCCTTCCGAGTAGGTTGAGTTCGATCCATACCAAAATCCCCACGGCAAACAGGCCAGCGGGCCAGCCCAACATATAGGCGGTTCCGATGCCTATCGCCACAAGTGCCAGTATAGCACAAGTGAATATAGCGATTGCAACCACTTTTTGAGCACTCACGCCAAGTTTAGGCATAAATCACCGTATCAGTTCCCCTGTGTTGAAAATTTCCTCAAGCAAACTTGTCCCTAACGCCATCACCGCGGCGTGTGCCCCGTCGATTTTGTACCGGACCTGCGCTTTGCCGCGGCCCCCGCTCGAATTTTTCACCAAGCGCAAAAGCCCGTTGCGCAGCACCGCCTGACAGTTGGAAATGTGCCAATTCATTACCGGCTGGTTCGGATGTTCCAAATCCCCGTTAAGCACAAGTTCCATGAGTTTCAGCGTCGGCTCGTTGACCGCCTGCACGCCCTGCCCGAACGGGCCAATGTCGAAGCCGTCCGCTTCGAGGTTCTGCGCAAGATTCTGCGCAAACGCCCGGTCGTAGCCGATGGTGCGGATTTGGTACTTGTCGCGTAGCCGGGTTAGTTCCGCGTGAATTTCGCTCTGGTCTATCGTCTCGCCGGGTGTCGCGAGTAGCATTCCCGCCTTGATCCAAGTCGTGTACATCCCCGAATACTCAACGTCGAATTCAGTGACGCCCGCCTCCGGCACCCAAAACCGGCATAGAAAACGGTGTCGCGTCCAGTCCTTTTGCGGCGGGAACCAAAGTATCAGCGCGGTAATGTCGCGCAATAGCGAACAGTCCAGCCCGCCGTAACACACGCCGTCGAGTAGATCGTCTTCGGTGTACTCGCCCGCACACGCGGCCCATTTATCCATCGGCATCCACGCATGTTGCTGCGCCGTCCAGATGTTGCGGAGTAGGCGCTTTGTGTTCGATGCTTGCGCTGGATCAGACTCTACGCGCCGCATGATTTCCTGGTCGTCGTCGAGTTTGCAAGTGATGCCGATATTCGGGCTTGTCTTAATGCACATGGACGGCGTGTGCCACTCCGGCTCTTCGTCTTCCGTAACTCGGCACACGAATGCGTGGAAAGCCCAATCGGTATACGATTCGCCGTAGAGCACGCGCATGGCTTGATCGTGAAGTCGCCAGCCAATGGATGTTGGATCGTAAATGCCTGCGGTGGTGAAGCACATCACGAGCGGTTGGCGCCGTGCGCGCCCGCCGTACAGTAGTGCGTCGTACAATTCCGCGTTTGGGAAAACGTGGGTTTCGTCAATCAGAACGAAATGCGGCTTTAACCCGTGAGCACTGGACGACTTTGATGACAGCGCGCGGTAAAAGCTGGCGCTAGCGTGATGGACGATACGGTAACGGCTCGGAACGAATTCAAGAATATTTCGCAACGCAGGACTGGCCTTACCCATCTTCTGCGCTGAATCGAACATCACATTTGACTGCTCTC